TGATAAAATCCCGGCAGACGCATGACTCGGCTCTCGTTGACGCAGGCAGGATCACCGCCGAAATGATGTACAAGAGCTTTCTGAATCGGGCGGAATTTCGCTACTTTTGCATCCTTGACAAACCAGTAAGTATGCAGAGATTTTCTCGTTCTGATAATCATAGACGGCGGCAGAGGAAATGCATCTATCAAAGATTGCTGTTCCTCGAAAGTCTTATCGTCCATTTCCACAAACTGTGCATTGATGCGGGTAATGCTGTCATCGGTCTGACCGCCGGAGTTCACCACGA